CGCTGAGCATGGTCAGCTGCTTGAAGACACGGGCGCGGTCACGAATCCACTTGCACCCCATGCCGGTGAGGCTGATGCAGACGCTGCTGTGCTTGCCGCCGATGCCGACGCGGCCCACAACCTCGTTTTCCCGGTCAATCAGCACAGCCGACTGCTCGTAGAAATTCCAGTGCTTCTGCCGAATGGCACCGGCAACGACTTCACCGCGAAAACCGAAGATGCGGAACAGCAAGAGGTCGAGCTTCTTGCAGTTGACTTCTTCAAGGGCCGAGAGCGGGACCACAAAGGTCAGGTAGTCGATAATCGCGTCTTCCTGACCCTTTTGGCCCGTGTTACTCCCCGGGCCAATTCCCGCCGCTGCCGCCGCTGCGGCAGCCCCCTTTTCACCGGGCGAAACCGGGGAAAAGCCCCCTGCCCCGCCGCTAACGGCCATACGGAAGCGAGCGCGATCAACGGCCATTGCGGAAGCCCACGACGAAGCCGGTAACGGCGCAGAACACGGCGGGCAGGCCCCACGCGTTGCTGTTGGTATAGAGACCGAGACCGGCGAAGAAGGCAGCGCCAAGGAACCACTTAGCCACGGGACACCTCCGCGCGCACCTGGGCGACGAATGCCCGCTCGCGGATGGGGCTGGTGGCGGTGTATTCACGCCAGTCCAGAATCCACGCGACGACGCGGGCGAGACCGATCACCACGACAAGCGCTATTAGCGCCATGTGACCGAATGCGAAAGCTTCCATGTGCATCCCCTGCCCCAAGCCCCCAAGAAACCCGCCAGCGCTCTTGGGGAGGCAACTGGCGGAGGTCAAGTGAAACTTGACCGAGGCCTTTGTATAGTGGGACTCAACTTCCAGTCAAGAGAAACTTGACGTGAACACCCAAATTAAATTGCTTGACAAGGCTCGCTCAATGTGCAGCCCGGCGACGGACATGCAGCTGGCGAAGAAGCTGGGTGTGACCCGCTCCGCAGTGAGCCTTTGGCGCAGCGGGGGCAACATCAAGGATGGCCACCTGATGGCACTCATCAAGCTGGCGCAGGCCGACCCAGCGCTGGCAGTGCTAGTGCGAACTGAGGGCGCAGACCCCGCCACGAAAAAGGCGTGGGAGATGGTCTGGGACAGACTGTCCCCGGTCACTACGGTGATCGGGGGCGTCGTCCTGGCAGTGTGCATGATGCCAGCGCTGGCCCGCGCAAATCCCGTTGAAAATCATGCGGTTATGAAGGCCGACCAACGCATTCTGTATATTATGTTATGCGCCTCTTAGCATGGCTGTCTCACAGGCTGAGACAGTCTGCCTTGCCCCCACTGCATCGGAGGCAGCATGCGTGATAGACAGCTGACCGGCCCTTGGGCCGGTTTTGCTTTTAAGGGTGGTCGACTTGTGACGCCCGAAGGTCGGGAGCTTCGCCCGGAGGATCTGGCGTGGCTCTCGCTGCTGGCGGCGCGAGCGCAGGAATGGCAACGGATGATGGACGCGGCGAGAAGCGGCAAGAAGCTGCCCGCACAACCTGCCCAGGTGGTCGACCTTGCGGCGGCAATCAGGGACCGCGCTAAGCGCTCTACAGGGGTGATGGCTGGCCCCAACGCCGAACCACCCATGGCAGCAGAAACGAGAACGGGGCCGAAGCCCCGTGCGCGCGTGTAAGGCGTTTCCCGTAGGGGCTATGCCCCTACACCCCGGAATCGGCTGTATCTGGCTCAGTTGCCGGTGTAGCGGTTCTGGACCGACTCGGGGAACGTACCCATCGCCCGGTTGCCTACTGCGATGCTCATATCCCCATTGCCATAGGCGCCCCGCCCGGCCCCGCTTCCACTCGCTACGCTCGCAGGCGCGGGGCCAGTCGGGTCACCATCACGCGAGAGGTTGTAGAGCCGCGCCTCACGCTCGCGGATCGGCTGCTCGTAAGGCCACGCGGTGGCGATGGAAACATGCTTCTTGGCCGCGATGCGCACGCCATACGTCTCCACCGTGACACGAAAGCCGAGCGCCCGAATCTGCGTCATTTCCAGCTGCTCAACCACCTGATTCCCATCAGTCGAGATCCACTGAATCCATGCGCGATCGCCGCTGGGTACCTGGGCGAGCATCGCCAGCCGGATTCGGGCAGTTTCGCCAAGTTTGACGATGTACTGCTGCTCCGGGGTGAGGTCCGCCATGGGGTCTTGCTTCGCCTCCACGGCCTTAGTGACGCCAGCGACAGGTGACACCTGCCCTACCCCCGAGGAGGCCCGCTGCGCGGCCTGCTGCGACTGCTGGGCTTGATCCTTCTTGCCAGACCCGCCAGTGAAGAACCCGGCGAAGAAGTACAGGCCCACACCGGCAACCACCAGCATGATGATGCCCTTGACCGCCATGGCAGCCCACACGCTCTTGCCGCCTTCCTCGTAGACCTCGGTGTTCTCCGCGCCGGGCGCGTAGCCGTCATACAGCGGAAAAATCACCGCCTCGTATTTGAGCGTGGTACCGCCAACCTTCTCGAATTTGCCGGGCGACGTGGTGTGGTAATACGTGACGCGATACTTGTTCTTCATGCCCACGGCGGTGAGCTTCTGGAACGTGTTCTTACGCTCGATGCGCGCCTTGACCGCGGAATGCAGGCGGTTGATCCACTGCGTCATGATCACGGCATCGCCACCGTTCTGACCCAGCAACGCCCAGAAGTTCTCTACGGCCGGTGCCAACGGCTTGCGCTCGTTGACGTAGAACTCATGGACCTCATCGATCACCACAAGGGCGTCTTTGAACCGATCGTCAATGCACCACTTGCCGGTTTCGTCCTGCGTGCACACGAAGGTGCTGGCAACGTCCTTGGTATCCACCAGCACCAGTTGCGCGTTGATGGCCTCTTCATCCATGCCCAGGTGCTGGGCGATGCGGTCATGCCGCAGGCCGTTGAGGCGAGCGTAGACGGTGCGCCCCTTCTTGAGCGCGGGCAGGATGTGGCTCTTCACCGCATCGTAGCTCTTACCGGCACGCGGGACGCCTTCGTTGAAGATGATCATTACCAGATACCAATGGTGAGGATGCGGCGCAGCAGGTAGAACACAATGGCAACGCCGATTAGCACCATGGACGGGCCGATTTGGAAAATGTCGGCGAACCAAAGCACCGTGCTGCCAGCGTTGCCGAGCATGGAGCCGATGCTCTGGCCCTGCATGAATTCCGGAAGCGGCAATAACGCAAGAATGAACAGCACAAGATTGAGTAGATGCTCAAACCCGTGCACAAAAAAATCCTCAACGAAATCGGTGAACGCTTGGAACACCTCTTTGATGGTGTCCCATATCCATTGCGTCAGATCCGTAAGCCAACCAGCATTCATGCCTTACCCCGTCACGTAAGCGCGATTTTCACGGCTGCATAGGCCGCTATCGCCAAGATCACCCAGCCACAGGCCTTCAGCATTGCGAGAAAAGTACCTGAGCAATGGGCATCAAAACTCATGGCCTTCCAAAAGGCAGAGGCCGAAACGGTGAAAACAGGGCACGATCCACCTGCTGGAATCTGCATGAAACCTGCGATTCCTTTGACCATTTCGGTTTTCATCACTTTGCCGTGGAACTGCGTGTAGACACCCTCAAGTGTCTTTCCGCTCTTGGTGTACAACTTGCCGGAAGTAGGAGTCGACGGGCCGGGCTCATTGGCATTGCCATCACCACCGCCAGTGCCTGGTCCCGGGGCTCCACCATCACCGCCACTGCCATCACCGTCGCCATCACCATCATCATCACCATCGCCACTACCACCATCACCACCGCCGCCGTTGTCGCCACCGCCGCCGTCATCGCCCCCACCGCTTTCATCGCCGCCGTTGTCGCCACCGCCTGTATCGGAGCCGCCACCGCCACCGTCATCGCCGCCACCGGGCGTGTAGGGCTCGGGCTCGGGGTGATCGTTCGACGTGCATGTCTTGCCGGAAGGCCAGTAGGTGAATCCAGAAGGTGAACTGGGATCGAGTGAGCTGGTATACGCACAGCCCTTGTTACACACGGAAACGGCGCCCGCATCAGCGCCACCCTTCCAGCCAACTTCCTCAGTTCGCGCTGAACATTTGGCAGCAGCAGGGTAAGAGTGCACAGCCTCATAGCCATAGGCAGAAGAACCCGGCACGCACTCGCCGTTGTTCTTGCGCGCGACGCAGTAGGCAGTTTCGCTGATAACTTCACAGACTAGAGGCTTAGATGCCGAGCCGATGTTTACGTTAGCGTCTGCCTTTGCAGCGGCTGCGACACAGCCCGCGTAGGCGTGCCCCTGATCGGGATAGTCCGCGCTCTGGACAACGAACG